TATTACGAAGACGATTTAAATTCTAGGGACGATTGGTATACAACATTTAGTAAAGGATTAGATTTATTAGGGATTAGAGGTGAAGAACGTTCAGAACCATTCGAGGGAGCGTCAGGAGTACACCATCCTATACTTTCTGAAGCCGTAACTCAGTTCCAATCGCAAGCTTATAAAGAATTATTGCCTGCTGGCGGACCAGTTGACGTAGAAGTGCTTGGAGTAAGTAACGATGCTAAATTAGAAAAGGCAAATCGTGTAAAAAACTTCATGAATTACCAAATTACGTATAAAATGGAAGAGTTCGATCCAGAAATGGATCAATTATTATTTTATTTACCGTTATCAGGTTCAGCATTTAAGAAAATTTATTATGATCCGTCATTAGGACGCGCAACTTCACGATTTATAAAAGCAGAAGACCTTGTTGTTCCATATTACGCTGTAGATTTACTAACTGCGCCAAGAATTACGCATGTTATGTATATGACAGAAAATGAATTACGGAAATTACAAATATCTGGCTTTTATAGAGATAAAGTTATGTCAGAACCGTCCGAATCTTATCGAACAGAACTTGATGATAAGTTTGATGAAATAGAAGGACTTTCAAGAACAGCACAAAACGAAGAATTTACTTTATTAGAGGTACATGTTGATTTAGATATAGAAGGTTTTGAAGATAAAGACGCTAATGGTGAAGAAACAGGTATAGCGTTGCCTTATATCGTAACAGTGTGTAAAGATACCAATGACATTCTGGCAATCCGCCCAAATTATGATCCTAATGATCCAATGCGCAAAAAGATAGAGCACTTCACCCACTTTAAATTTTTGCCTGGATTAGGGTTTTATGGATTCGGCTTAATTCACATGATGGGCGGGTTGACCAGATCCGTAACAGCAATATTAAGACAATTAATAGACGCAGGCACACTTTCTAATTTACCAGCAGGTTTTAAAGCTAGAGGGTTAAATATCCAAAAACATGACGACCCACTACAACCTGGAGAATTTAGAGATGTTGATGTTCCAGGAGGTAAATTATCAGATTCATTTTTACCACTACCATATAAAGAGCCAAGTGCAACTTTAACTAATTTATTAGGTGTTTTAATAGATTCAGGTAAACAATTTGCTGCAACTATTGAACAACCCACAGGGGATGGTAATTCAGAAGCACCTGTAGGCACAACAGTAGCATTATTAGAAAAAGGTCAACGTGTTATGTCTGCAATACATAAACGTTTACATTACGCACAACGTCAAGAATTTAAAATATTAAAAAGAGTATTTAGTGAAACATTACCTCCAGAATATCCGTATTCAGTACAAGGAGCTTCCTCTAATGTTTTTCAAACAGATTTCGATAGGTCAATAGATGTAATACCTGTTAGCGATCCTAATATTTTTAGTATGACACAAAGGATTGTTTTAGCGCAAACCCAATTACAAATGGCGCAAGCCGCACCAGATATTCATAATTTACGCGAAGCTTACAGAAAAATGTATTTAGCTCTCAATGTAAAAGACATAGATGCTATATTACCTGCCGAAGAAGAAGTTCCTCCAAGAGATCCAGTAAGCGAACAACAAGCCGCTATAACTGGACAGCCTATAAAAGCATATGAATTTCAAAATCATGAAGCGTATATAGCCGCACATAGTGCGTTTTTACAAAACCCTATGGCTCAACAAAACCCTGCGATATTACAAATTATTGGTGCGAATATCCAAGAACATCAAGCTATGTTATATAGGTTACAAATAGAACAAGCACTAGGACAACCTTTACCTCCATTAGACCAACCTATGCCTCCTGAATTAATGAATGAAATAGCAATAGCAGCCGCTACTGCAACACAACAAGTTACAGGTCAGGCGCAAGCTATGGCGCAAGCACAAGCTATGGCGCAAAGCGATCCACAACGTGAAATGTTCGAACAACAATTACAACAAGAACGCGATGAGTTGATGCAAAAAGAAACGAGTGAACAACGTAAAGCAGAACTAGAAATGCAAAAAGCTCAGATAAACGCACAACTAGAAATGGAACGTATAGACGCAAACCGTGATGCACAAGAAGTTAAAACTGCGATAGACCTACAAGAACTTGAAATGAAAAACGAAAGAGAAGTAGAAAAGAATTTTAATGAACTGGTACAAACAGTAAAACAATCAACTAGAGAGGAATAGTTATGAATAAATATTTTAACAATGATGACTACCCAGCACCTAAGTCGATGTCTAAATCCTCTTCTACAGCAAACCCTGCTGTACAAGACGATACTAAAACACAAGAGGTACAAGCTGGTAAACTTATTATTAAAGATGATAAAGTTACTGGTGAAGAATCTCAGATGAAAGCTGGATATGGTCAGACTAAAGGATTACTTTATTATAAATACATTAAATAATTAGTGGATTTTGTAAAAGTAATGGAGCACTTGCTCCAAAAAATACGAAAGAGAAAAGATGATCTTTCGCTTACGTTGGCTACTGGTAGCGTTCAAGATTTTGAACAATACCAAAGAGTGGTCGGAGAAATAGCTGGTTTGAATATAGCGGAGCAGGAAATTCAAACCGTACAATCTAATATGGAGGATATAGATGACTGATACTGTTCCAAATCGAGTAGATAATTTTGGCAGTACCCCACCTGTAGAAGAACAGGAAGCTGGGTTAACTGTTGAAACATTAGACTCGCACACGGAAAAATTACCGCACCCTACAGGATATAGGATATTAATCCTTCCTTTTTCTACGCCGTCTGTTACAAAAAGTGGAATACATTTAGCAAAACAAACAGTTGATAAAGAACGATTAGCAACTGTGGTTGGCTATGTAGTTAGGCTTGGACCTGACGCTTATAAAGACGAAAACAAGTTTCCAGATGGAGCTTGGTGTACAGAAGGGGACTGGGTTATATTCGGAAGATATGCTGGAGCTCGTTTTAGAATCGAAGGTGGCGATATGCGCCTTTTAAACGACGACGAAATTCTAGCTGTTATTAATAATCCTGAAGATATATTATCATAAACGTGGAGAATACCATGCAAGAAGAAGCACAAAAAATAGAATTAGAACTTCCTGAAGGGGAGGTGGATATAAGAGAAGCTGACGTAGACGATTCAGTACCTATGGGGATAGAAGAACCTGTAGTAGAAGAATCTGCAGCAGCGGAAGAAGAATTAGATAAGATTAGTGAAAGCGTACAAAAACGCATAGATAAACTAACTTATAAAATGAGAGAAGCTGAAAGACAGAGAGATGAAGCAGTAAATTACGCACAAACCATTCATCAAGATAATTCAGAATTAAAAGAAAAATTAAAAAATTCTGATTCTTCTCTTTTCAAAGAATACGACAATCGTATACAATCGGATCTTGAAAGAGCCAAAAACAATTTAAGAGTGGCTCAAGAAACAGGAAATGTAGATGATATTGCTAGTGCGACAGAATTACTTTCAAGGAGTGCGGCGGAAGCTGAAAACCTTAAAAGGCTTACTGCGCAGCAACAAGCAAGACAAACTTCTAATGAGCAAGAAGTACAAGTTCCTGAATTTAATCAACCAACTCCGCCACCAGATCCAAAAGCTGAGGCTTGGGCTAATAAGGCTGGAAATGAATGGTTTGGAACAGACGAAGCTATGACCTACGCTGCTTTTGGAATACATAAAATGTTAGTAGAAGAAGGCGTAGACCCACATAGCGACACTTATTATGATAGAGTAGACTCGAAAATAAGAGAATACTTTCCTCAAAAGTTTTCGGAAGAGCAATCTGCCCCCACGCAACAGGTTGCTGCCAGTAGCAGAGGTGCTACAGGTAAGAAAAATGCGCGCAAAATAAAACTCACGCCAAGTCAGGTAGCGATAGCTAAACGACTAAACGTGCCACTAGAAGAATATGCAAAACATATTGAGCAAGGAGTATAAAAATGACAGATAACAATAATAGAAACTCCAGGTCTGCAGAGACTCGAGAAACTCAAACTCGCAGAAAACCATGGCAACCACCGTCTATGTTAGACGCACCTAAAGCACCTGATGGCTATAGTCATCGATGGATCCGTGAATCTGTAAGGGGACAAGATGATAAATCTAATATGTCAAAACGTATTAGAGAGGGATATGAACCTGTGAGAGCAGAAGATTATCCTGACTTCGAAGCTCCAACTATAGAGGGCGGAAACAGAAGCGGTGTAATAGGGGTTGGTGGTTTGATATTAGCAAAAGTTCCGAACGAAACCAAAGAGGAAAGAAACGATTACTTTAGACAACAGACAAGTGATCAACTCAATGGCGTAGATCATAACTATTTGCGAGAAAGCGATCCGAAGATGCCCTTAAAAGATAGCGATATCCAAAGATCATCTAAGGTTCAATTTGGAAGTCGACCTGATAAGTCGTCTGATTAATAATAATTTTATATAGAGGTATATAATATGGCAAATACAGATGCCCCAAATGGTTTCACGCCAGCTTACCATTTATATGGAGGAGTTATTAGACCTGCTCGTATGAGAATCGCTAGTGGCTACGGTACTTCAATTTTTAGTGGAGACGTAGTTACATTATCCAGTGGTTATGTACAACAAGCGGGGGCTACTGACACTCCTGTAGGTGTTTTTTATGGTGTGTTTTTCACAGCGACCGATGGCGAGCCTACTTTTTCTAAAGTATGGACTGGCTCAACTGCTACTCAAGGAAGTGCGGATGCCGAGGCTTTGGTTTATAGCGATCCTGGAATCGTTTACGAAGCTCAATTTACAGCGGGAACTCCTGCAGTAAGTTTTATCGGAAGTAAGTACACTCTTTCAACTACTGCTGGCAGCACTGTCAATGGTAGATCAAAAGAAGGTGTTACTGCAACTACTTCTTCTGGTGTAGCGTTATGCGTAGGTTTTAATTTAGCTCCGAGTAATTCGATAGGTGCTAATGCTAGAGCTTACTTCACATTCCCGACCAATACATTTGCGGTCTAATTTAGGAGAATAAATAATGGCAATTAATAGAGCACAATTAGTCAAAGAGTTGACTCCTGGACTACACGCACTTTTTGGTTTAGAGTATGATCGTTATGAAAACGAACATGAAGAAATCTTCGATACTGAAACTTCAGAGAGAGCTTTTGAAGAAGAAGTTATGTTAACAGGCTTCGGTGAAGCTTCTGTTAAAGGTGAAGGTGCTGCAGTTGTTTACGACACAGCGCAAGAGGCTTTTACAGCAAGGTATTCACACGAAACTGTTGCATTAGCTTTTGCTTTAACTGAAGAAGCTATAGAAGATAATCTTTATGATACTCTTTCCTCAAGGTATACAAGAGCTTTAGCTCGTTCAATGTCTACAACAAAACAGGTAAAAGCAGCCAATGTTCTTAATAATGCTTTCAACTCCAGTTTTCCTGGAGGTGACGGTAAAGAACTTTGTGCAACTGATCACCCAACTGTTGCAAACATTGATCAAAGAAATGAGTTGGCTACAGCCGCTGACCTTAATGAAACATCTTTAGAACAAGCATTGATAGATATCGCTGCTTTTCAAGATGAAAGAGGTCTAAAAATTAACGCACAGGCGACTAAGTTGATTATTCCACCTGCGCTACAATTTACAGCTGATAGACTCATGGAAAGTCCAGGAAGAGTTAACACCTCTGATAACGACATAAATGCAATAAGAAACATGGGTATGGTTTCTGGAGGCTACGCAGTCAATCATTATCTAACAGATACTGATGCGTTCTTCATCAAAACAGACGTACCTAATGGCTTAAAGCATTTCGTTAGAACACCTGTATCAACCAGCATGGAAGGTGACTTCGAAACTGGTAATGTAAGATATAAGGCTAGAGAGCGTTATAGCTTTGGATTTAGTGACTGGAGAGGAATCTTTGGTTCACCAGGAGCGTAAATAACTTCTTTGTTATTAGAAAGGGAGGCTTCGGCTTCCCTTTCTTTTTTAAAATTTATAATATAGAATGACAAAAGATCTAGGGAGAAACAAACAATCTATCGACTGACCTAGCAGACTCGCCAAGACGATAGAGTATTAAGGAGACTTAATTATGGCAAAATCAACTTTTTCAGGACCAGTAAAATCATTAGCTGGTTTTATTTCAGCAGGTAACGCAACGGTAGTAAGCTTAACAGCAGATACTACACTTACAGTAGCGTCTCACGCAGGTAAAGTTCTTACTTGTAACGACGCAGACGGTAAATTTACTTTACCAAGTATTGTTGCTACAGCACCAGGAAGAGATGACGATCCTAATCAATTAAATAATTTAGGAGCTAGTTTCTTCTTCGTAGTGGAAACTGCTGCAACTGATATGGATATTTTAACCGATGGAACTGATAAGTTTGTAGGTGGACTTTACACAGGTGTAAATAACGCTACAGGTAAAACATTTATATCAGGCGCAAGCAATGACGTTATAACCTTAAACGGTTCTACTAAAGGCGGATTAGCTGGTAGTATTATTAGAGTTACTGCTATAGCTTCTGCTAAGTATGCAGTTGAAGGTATTACACTAGGTTCAGGAACTTTAGTAACACCATTCGCTGACGCATAATCAGGAGTAAATAATGGCTGATGCAGTAACTTCAACAACCATCCTTGATGGCGACAAAGATTTCATAGTTCAGCTGACCAATGTTAGTGACGGCACTGGTGAAAGTGCTGTCGCTAAAGTGGATGTAAGTGCTTTAGCAACACGCAAAAGTGATGGTGCAGCTTGTACAGGAGTAAAACTAACTAAAGTTTATTATTCTATTTTAGGGTTTACTAAAATAGGTTTATTCTGGAAAGCAAGCTCAAACACACTATGCATGGAATTAAACCCTAGTGCTGACGGTATTTTAGACTTCGGACCTTTTGGTGGATTACAAAATACAGCAGGATCAGGAAAAAATGGAGACATCGTACTTACAACTACAGGTCACAGTTCAGGTGATACTTATTTAATAGTTTTACACTGTATTAAAGATTACGAATAATGGCGACATCAGGAACTAAGACTTTCCAGCTAACCATTGCAGACACTATAGAAGAAGCCTATGAGTTAGCTGGCTTAGAGCTTAGAACAGGATATGATGCAGAGGCTGCAAGGCGGTCTCTGAACATCATGTTCGCAGACTGGGCTAACAGAGGCGTAAACCTCTGGACGATAGAACAAGTTACAACTAACCTAACTTCTGGTACAAGTAGTTATACACTTAACTCATTTGATATAGATATAGTTTCTGCAGTCATCAGACAGATAGATGCATCTTCTACAACAGACCTACAACTAACAAGGATAGGTCGTACAGAATATTTAAATATACCAGATAAAGCTTCTACAGGAAGACCTACTCAATTTTTCGTAGACCGACAAACTACACCTGTAGTAAAACTATGGCCAACACCAGATAACGTAGCAACATACAGATTAGTGGCTAACACCATACAACGTATAGATGATGTAACTGCTTCTGCTCAAGATCCAGAAGTGCCCTCAAGATTTATACCTTGTATGACTAGCGGTCTAGCATACTACATAGCTTTGAAGAAAAACCCAGAAAGAGTTGGGTTATTAAAACAACAATACGAGCAAGATTTTAAATTAGCTGCAGATGAAGATCGTAATAGAGCTTCACTACACCTAGTTCCTCATAGGAGTTATTTATAGTGGCGTACGCTTTAGGAAAATATTCTAGAGGTCAGTGTGATAGATGTGGCTTTGTTTATAAATACTTGGACCTTAGGACAGAGTGGAATGGTTTAAAGGTCTGTTATGATTGCTTTGAACCTAAGCATCCACAACTAGAACCAACACCAGTACCAACAGATCCAGAAGCATTAGTACAACCTAGAGACACAGAACCAGCTCCAACTACAGGGTACGGTATAGTTAAAACAGAAAACACAAAAGATAGTCAAGGAGTAACAGCACCATCAATGCTTGTCTCTCACAATGATGTTATAGGATCTAGCTTTTTTATAAGCAAGTTAGAAGGAGAAGTGGGTGAAGTAACAGTAACCACTGGATAAAAATGACTTGGACACTATCAACTTTAAAAACAGCAATACAAGATTATTCAGAAACAGACGAAACATCTTTCGTAAATAATCTACCTAATTTTATAAAAACTACAGAAGAAAGAATTTTAAAAGCTGTCCAACTGGACGACTTTATTAAAAATGTAACAGGAACAGCAACGTCTGGTACTGCATATCTAGGAGCACCTAGCGATTACTTGTCTTCATTTAGTTTAGCTGTAATAGACAGTAGCTCTAATTACAACTACCTTAAATTGAAACACGCAAGTTTTATACGGGATTTTACACCCGCATCCTCTACAACAGGATTACCAAAGTATTATGCGGAGTTTGATGAAGATACTTTTATCTTAGCACCAACTCCTGATTCTAATTACACATTTGAATTACATTACTTTTTTAGACCCTCATCCCTTACTTCGGCAGGTGATTCTGGCTCAACTTGGTTATCGGATAATGCTCCTAACGCAATGCTATACGGTAGTTTAGTAGAAGCCATGGTTTATCTCAAAAACTATGAGTCACTGCCAATCTATGAACAAAGATTTCAAGAAGCTATAGGCTTACTGAAAAACCTTGGGGAAGGTAAATCTACCCAAGATCAATATAGATATGATGAAGTAAGGAGAACACCACAATCATGAGAATAGAAAAACTCGAAGGGGCGAACATCGCCATAGTTGCTATGGGTGAAAGTCAACTAGACTACCACCTATCAATATCACACGGGAATGAATTTGATGAAGTCTGGGCTATAAATGCTATGGCAGGCATAGCTAGACAAGTTGATAGAACATTTATGTTAGATCCAGCTAGCAGATTTTTAGATACAGATGATGCAGGAAGTCAAACACATATAATGCGTAAAGTGCTAAAGTCTCATCCTGGACCAATCTATACCTGCGAGCTTGATGATAGATGTGATAACTTAGTAGAGTTTCCACTTATTGATGTTGTCAAAGAAACAGGCAGTAGTTATTTAAACAACACAGTATGTTTTGCTATAGCCTTTGCTATGTATAACAGAGTCGGCAGAGTAAACATGTTTGGAATAGATTTTACTTATAAGGGTAATCTACACTTTGCAGAAGCAGGAAGAGCCTGTGTAGAGTTTTGGCTATCTAAATGCATAACTGCAGGGATAGTAGTAAGTGTAGCTCCTAGGTCTGGGTTACTAGATACAGACGTCCCAATACAAGATAAAATATATGGATACCATAGATTAGATAATCCACCATTAGTTATGTATGATCCTGAAACAGGAGAATTTTACCAAGTAGGGTTTAAAGAATATACTCAAGCGGTAGAAGAAGAAAACAGAAAAAACGCAGAAATAATCCCTATCCTAAGTACCCCACCAGAAGCTAAAAGATATTGACATGATAGAAATAGAAACAGTAAGCAGTATAGGTAACATAAGTGTAGCCACTCAACAAAACAGGGGACATCCACCAGAGTATTGGGCAGAACGAGCAACAGAAAGAATATGCGGAATATCTGAAAATGCAGCTCCTCATGTCAAACAACAAGCTGAAGCATTCAGAGTAGCTATTTACAACACAATACTTTATTATATTAAGCAGAGCATCAATAGTGAAAGATGCACTATGAAAAATCTTTTGACACAACAGGGTCATGAAGATTTAGCTAAAATATTAACGGAGATAAAGTAATGGCGATATCATCAACATTAACAACTAGCTTTAAAAAAGAGCTATTAGAAGCAAAACATAATTTTTTAGCTTCTGGAGGTAACAGTTTTAAACTAGCTTTGTACACAAGTTCAGCTACATTGGGTGCAGCAACCACAGCTTTTACAACAACTAATCAAGTCAGTGGTACTAATTACACATCAGGCGGTGCAGCTTTAACTAATATTAATCCAACAAGTAGTGGTACAACTGGTTTTACAGACTTTGCTGATTTAACTTTCGGTACAGCTACTGTAACAGCTAGAGGTTGTATGATCTATAATGACACACAGTCAGGAGATCCTTCTGTCGCTACTATAGATTTTGGTGGAGATAAAACTTCAACAGCTGGAGACTTTACCATAGTATTCCCTGCTGCTGCAGCAAGCACAGCCATCATAAGAATAGCCTAAGTTTATGCCATCCGCTGGGTGGGGGCGAGGCACATGGGGGTCAGGTAGTTGGTCTTCTGATGCCGTCTCCGTAACTCTAACTGGTTTAGCAGCCACAAGTGCATTAGGTTCTGTTAATGTAGACGCAGAAGCTAATCAAACATTATCAACTTTAGTTGCAACTTCTGCTTTAGGATCTGTAAGCACAGTAGCTAAAGCTAATCAAACACCTACAGGACAATCTGCCACAAGCGGATTAGGAAGCGTAAGTATAGATGCTGCTGCGAATGTAACACCTACAGGACAAACAGGAACAACGGGAGCACCTGTTGCTGGAGTAAATGCACAAGCGATAGCTTCTATACAAGGTGCAGTTGGTACAGTTGGTTCTGTATCAGTAGATGTAGACGGAGAGGCAAATGTTCCTGTAGCAGGATTAAGTGCAACAGCAAGCCTCGGATCTGTTACAGTTCACCACAACGCACAAGTCACAGTTTCTGGATTAGCAGGCACAAGTGCACTAGGCACTGTTACTTCTGTAGCAAAAGCAAACATAAGCGTATCTGGTGTTGCAGCAACAGGATCTGTTGGATCTGTAACCACTACAGGTAAAGCTAATATAACACCCACAGGTCAGGTAGGCACAAGTGCACTGGGCACTGTATCTGTAGCCTTGGGCATGACGATCCAAGTTACAGGTGTAGAAGCAACCAGTGCATTAGGAACACCAACAACAGTATCTAAAGCTACAATAACCTTAACAGGTCAAGAAGCAACTACAGGAACTCCTAGTGTTTTAGTTTGGGGGATAGTGGATGACGCACAAGATCCAAGCTGGACGAATGTAGACGATAATCAAACAATAACATGGTCAAACGTTAACGATACACAAGATCCTAACTGGGAAGATGTAGCTTAACTATTATGCAAAAAAAGTATATAATCTAATCAAATCGGAGAATAATTGGTATGGCAAGCACATATGTAAACGATCTAAGGCTCAATGAATTAGCAACGGGTGATGCTAGTGGAACTTGGGGTGACATAACTAACACAAACTTAGAATTAATTGGAGAAGCTCTTAGCTTCGGCACAGAAGCTATTACTACTAATGCAGATACGCATACCACAACAGTAGCAGACGGAGCCTCTGATCCAGGTAGAGCTATGTATTTAAAATATACAGGTACACTAGATTCAGCCTGTACGATTACGATTGCACCCAACACAATAAGTAGGATGCAATTTATTGAAAACGGCACAAGCGGTTCTCAAAACATAATTATCTCACAAGGCTCTGG